GAGTATAGTGCATTTTTCAAATCGTGTCAAGAGACTGTCACAACATGAAAATCCTGCTTGCGCCGTTGGAGAATTGCAGGGTGATGTCGCCGCCATTTGGGCTTGCAGGAATCCCAGTCCCGGTATCTATCCACCCAATGAGTCTGTCTGTACTTGGTGAGCCAGTATCTTTATAGAGAACTATCGCGCCAATGGCTGAGTTGGCTACAGCAGATACGGCAGATGCGGTATGGTCAAAAGCATCAGCAACACCAGATGCAACAGTCTTTCCGCCAAGTGCTGTTTCTGACATCCTCAATCTTCCCGAATCTGGTATTTGAGTCAGAAATGTGATGTCTGTTACCGCATTGTATCCGTTTGTGCCGCCAGCACCTCTTGAGATGAATACGATTTTGATAGTATCGGTATCCCAATCAATTGACCCATCGAGGAAGCCTTGCCTACCCGACATAAACAAAGTATTTGCCATTTACTCTTTACTCCTTGACGGTTACTCTATTGTCACTTATTACCACCTGGAACTCTAACCCAGACTGTCCAGTTAGCAGTAGCATCTGTCGCCGCATCTCTGACAAAGTGAAGTCTGCTTGCAGCGCCAACACGCATAGGCGGAAAATCCCAAGCACTCGCGGATGGCGACAGCCTCAGCCCGGTGTTATTCGTTACTGTTGAATCCCATATCCGCGCATCCGCCACAGTCATTACGACTTGTAGATTCACAACCTCGTTCTGGTTTATCAGACTCAATCCGCCATAACTTCCAAACAGCAAGTGTGCTGTGGCGGCAGATGTCGCCGTTGAACCAGTTGAATAGATGTCAAAATACGGGTCGCCGTAACTCACTCAACCTCACAAAAAAAACGAGGCAGGGGCCGTGTTCAAGCCTCTGCCCCATAAGCGACTTTCAGAAGCCAAGTCTTTCTAGGCTTAGGCGCTTGTCCTCACAATTACTGAGGAGCGCCTGTTGAAGCACTTGCCGCTGTTTTCCACACACTTCCGCCACTGTCCCCATCAGCGTCGTTCCAGTACAGAGCACTCATGCTCCCATCCGAACGCAGGTAGATTGATCCGGCAGAGGCCGTGTGGGTTGGAATATTGCGCCCAACCCCAATCGTTGGAGAACGAGTACCATCAGTAATACTGAAAGTGCCACGATCCGAAGCGGTTAGATTAACATTCAGCGACGCTCCAGTGGCGATACGGAAAAGCCCTCCCGCCACCTGGACTTGGGATGCCTGCCCAAATGTTACGCCAGCACTAAAGTTCATTTGTCCAGAGGCCGTAAGAGTTCCACCATCTGGGAAATTGACACTCCCGCCACTGGCAATGGTCAGGACACTTGCCCCTTGCTCGCGGATAATACGACCACCATACGTTGTCATTTGTTCAGTCTCCTATCCGCTTACCCGCCAAGTACGTCACTGTAAATTGTGACCGCTTTTCGGGTATCTTGGGTAATCGGCTTGTTGCGCGCACCCTGCAACACTATGATGAGTGCGCCACCTTTATTCGTCGTGTCATCGTGGTCGTGTACCACTCTGTAAAAAGTGGCCGAAGAGTCAAGGCTGAACGAGCGCACATAGGTAATGCCCGATCCGCTTGCGCCAGACTGGAGTTCGGGGAACGATGCCCCAAAAGATGCGAAAGTTCCATTGCTTGTTCCAGACCGTTCCATCCTGATGCTGATCCCGCCATCAAGACTTCCCGCAGAAAAGATCATAGTTCCGAAGTCATATCCAGCAAAGTTCGATGCCCCAGTAGACCCACTGGCAATGGGTACTCCACTTATAGCTGTCCAGATTTTGATTGCTGAACCGTTTAGATTATCCATTTTGTCTCCTACCCACCAAGAACATCAGAGAAGACAGTCGTATTGCCATTCTGCCCGATTGGGGCATTGCGCCCGTCTTTCAGCACAACCTCAATTGTCGTTGCGCCAGTAGACCCGCCATTGTTGTTATCATAGGACACCATGTACCAACATGCACTAGCATCCAATGTCCATGAACGTACACGAGTCCCCTTGAGAACAAGATTGGCATAAGCGATAGAAGCCCCAAATGCAGCAAAAGTACCGTCACTCGTTCCACTCCGTAGCATGTTCACTACAAACCCAGCCGCACTTGGCGCACTAGAACCAATCACAATCAACTCGCCAGTCTCAAACCCGGCGAAGTTACTGGCCGCAGTTGATCCAGCGTAGTTGACGTTGGTGGGACTAAGCGCGTTGATATACTGAATTACAGAACCATTGCCACCGCGCATTTTCTTTTACTCCTGGGGGAGGACTACTTCTAGTCCTCCCCATCGGTTTCGTTAGTTAGTTCCCAGTATCCCCGCTTACGCCGAGCACTGGAGGGCACTGAAAGCCCACGGAGCAACCACCTGTCCACCAAGCCGACGCCGAGCGAACAACGCCACCTGGTTTGTGCCAACAGTCGTGGTGTCTTTCACACGCTCAACCGTCATGCCTACACGGTCAGCGATGATATATCCATCCCGCCAACTGCCGAAGATGTCAATATACGCATTGGCCGCGATAGTGTCCATGTTCTCAGACTCGTACACTGGATAACCCGCAAGAGTCTGGGGTTGGCCTGCCACGAGTCCGGGTTGCCACACAAAGCGCCCATCACCATCCTTCAACTTGCGACTATCACGGATGGTGGTACGGGCCAGAATGTGAACCGCATTGGCGCGATACTGCGCGGGCAGAGAGTACACAAGATCAATGTACCCATCAGCCGTAACAGCAGAGGCACTGCCAGTATTCACATCAGTCACACCAGTCACGGGGGAGTTCTGCGCACCGTTAGCACGGTCTCCCAACACACCGTAGGGACGACCCGCGCCAGTACCCGTTAGGAACTGGGCATCCTCGTCAACTGCCATCGCCTCAGCAAACAACCCACTCATAATGTCAAGCAGATTGAACGCTGAGTCTTCAAGCAAGTTCTGGCTGAGGTTGGTGCGTGCCATCACCGTATGAATGGGAATGCGCGCCATCCCGAAGGTCGGGTTAGTTTCGGCAACCGAGGCGCTGGATGGGGTTTCGTCAACCCACGTCACGCGCACAGCCGAGGTATAGATGTTATTTCCACCCAACAGCACGGGCCACTCAACCGCATCCCGCGTAGTCGTCACAACGCGCGCCCGCCCACGAACCACCGTCACACCCATGAGGCGCTTGATGATTTCGGTGCGATAGTCCTCGGGTACAAGATACCCGCCGAGGTCGTTGGAGGCCTCTTCTAGAGTAGCCTTGATTTCCGCCACAGTGCGGCCAGACTCAACTTCCGCCTTAATCATTTCTGGGCGGAGGATGATATTCTTCGCAGAGGCGTGCAACAGTGCAGCCTCAGTGGAGGTCAGGCGCACTTCGCCAAAACGAATGTACTTGACAAACGCACTCATTTGATCGTGGCGAGCCTGATTGTAGTTGAACTTGGAACCGTAGAGATCGCTGATAACCGCTTTCGTGGCAGCATCAGTATCGCCATATTTGAGGGTCACAAACGACTTAATGCCATCGCCCTCAGGCTCAGGCTCAGTTCCGTCCTCGAAAGGGGGACGAACAGGCTTGGCCGCAGCAGCCGCGAGTTCCGCATTTTTCTTTTCAAGGTCTGCAACTTTCAATTCCTGTGCAGTCTTCTCTTCGGCCTCGCGCGCATCAATCTGCGCCTTGATGGTCTCAAATTGGGCCTTCTGTTTCTTGGCCTCATCCTGCTTCAACTTCGCCTCATCAAACTTTCCATCCTTGATGAGGGTTTCCGCATCGTCCAAGAGCGCCTTGATAGACGCGCGGAGAGTTTCGAGTTTTTCCTTCATTGTCTCACTCCCTGATTTAGACTAACTCAATTTCTAGTCTGGCCTGTTCGATTTCCGCTAGGAGTCGGGCTTTCACAGCCCCCTGACTCGCCTCGGCATCTTGGACACCAAACTTGTTCATTATGCTATCGAAATCGGTACACCCGACTTTGCCAAATGCCGACTTCAGAAATTCAATTGAGGGGAGACGGTGTTCGGCAGGTGTCGGTGTCCCCGTGATCTCAATAATCGGCCACCTCTCGATCCTTCCATTATCCTTGTTGACACGTCTCGCCACGGGCAGGGTGGCGGTTGATGTTTTCAACTGCTTATTTTCTATGAGTTTCTTGACTCCGCCCTCTACCAGTTTTTGAACATGTTCCTTATAGTCTTTAGCCTTTTTCATCTGGGCCTCAAACCATAATCCCACATCGTCTTTTACCAAGGTGTCAACTATTCCAATCACCGTTGTCTTGAGGGTGTCGTCAAGCCCATGATGAAAAAGATATGGGAGTCGCCCAACAGTATCAAAAATAGTAGTTAATTCATCCGTTTCACTATCAAAGAACTCGTTGGTCAGGTCTCGTTTATTCTCATCTCCCCACA